GCCGGCGGTGCCGAGGTTAGCGTGCGCCGTGCTGAACAGCGCGTTGCCGTCGGCCATGTTGGCGTTCGCCGCCAGCACGCCGAAGATGGTGCGGCGAAGGGCCGTGTAGGCGCCGACCGCGGCATCCTGCGTGATCTTGGTGAAGGCGCGCAGGTCGTCGTTGATCAGCGCCGGGCGGCTGAGGCGCAGCAGGCGGCCGCGCTCCTTCACGTTGAAGGTCTCGGCCTCCTCGGCGACGGTGCCGAAGGTCACCGGGCCCGATTCCGGCATCACCAGCGGCTCGGGGAACTGCCCGACATTGCTGGTGGTGATGGTCTTGAAATCGTCGACCTCATACTCGTCGCACCAGCTCGACCAGTTGTTGTTCATGGCCGCGTAGAGGGTGGTGAGCACCTTGTTGGTGCTGTTGACCAGCACGTTCGGGAAATCCGACGTGGTGTGGGTCTGCGCCAGGATGCGCTCGGCGATGTCGGCCGGCGCCAGGCGGTGCACGTTGCGCTCGCCTGCGCGCAGCATCAGCTCCCGCCCGAGGGCAAGCAGCGACATCCCGCGGAAATCATGGCCTTCCGCGCTGTGGGCGATGTCCTGGCCCATCATGCGCGCCGCGAGCGCGGTGGAGGCATGGGCGCGGAAGGTGTCGCCTTCGTCGCGGTCCACCTTGATGCGGCCCGAGGGCGGCACCGGGGCGGGGCTGCGCTCGGCGAGCGCTTCGATCGCCGCGTCGCGCGCGCCCTCGAGCGTGACCTTGCCGCGGAGCTGCGCGACCACGAACTCGGCGCCGAGCTTGCCGCGATCGGCCAGGGCCTGGATCTCGTCGATCGTCGCGGCGAGCGGCGGGGTGGGCGTGTTGACGGGCGGGTTGCCCGCGGGATTGACGTTCTCGTCGGGCACGGTGGCCTCCTGTGATGCCGGCGGCGCCGGCGGGGTTGGAGCAGTGGGGGTGGGGGACGCCAGCGCGAGCAGCGCGGCGGGGACTTTCGCAAAGGCGGTCAGCTTCACGGCGCTGGCGTGGATCTGCGCCGGCGCCGCGATCTCGGTGGCGAAACCCTGGTCGACCGCGGCCTGCGCCGTGAACCAGGTTTCCTCCGCCATCAGTGCGGCCACCGCCGCTTCATCCAGGCCGCTGCGCTGCGCGTAGGTGCGGCGATAGGCCGAGGAAACGAGCTCCAGCACGTCGGCCTGGCCGCGCATGTCCGCGGCATCGCCCATGGCGAAGCCCCAGGCCTCATGGATCATCAGGAAGGCGTTCTCCGGCATGACGATCCGGTCGCCCGCCATGGCGGCCAGGCTGGCGGCCGAGGCCGCGATGCCTTCCACGATGACGGTCTTCTTGCCTTCGTAGCGCGCGAGCATGTTGTGGATGGCGATGCCCGCCAGCGCGTCGCCGCCGTAGCTGTTGATGGAGATGGTCAGCGGTTTGCCGCCGGCTTCCTTCAGGGCGGCCTGCACGTCCTGCGGGCGAATGTCGAAGCCGAAGTCGCCCATCAGGCTGAGCGTGGCGCCCTCGGGCGTCGCCTTCATCGAGATCATGGTGTCACGCTCCGGTGGTGGGCGCGGGGGCATCGCTGCCCGCCGCGGTCAGCTGCACGCGCGCATTCTGTTTGGCGTCCTGCGCCGCGCCCTGCTCGTTGAGGTAGCGCGGGTCGCTGTCGAGGATGACGCCGGCCTTGGTGAGCTTCTTGTTCCATTCCTCGATCTCGGCGAGCTGGCGGTCGGGATCCCAGCCCTGTTCCGACACGGCATGGCCCCAGGTGCTGAGGCCGAGGCGGATCTGCTTCTCGATGGCCAGCGTATCCTTGAGCGGATCGACCATTTCGAACCGCGGCGGCCCCCACATGGCCGGGTAGCCGGCTTCGCGCGGCGCCAGCTCGCCGGCGACGATCGCCGACTGGATAAATGCGTCCCAGATC